TGAGCTCCGCAGTCTGCCCCTGCTGGTCTTTATTTTCATGTTCTTCCAGGTGAAGACGCAGGAGAAGATGAAGTTTCTGAGTACCTGAAACATTCCCAGAGGTGCCGGGCGTGCTTGGGCCCCGATAAAGCCGAGAACTCGTCGATCGTGTACTCGTCACCCATGGACGTATTACACTTGGCGCATATCGGGCGGAGGTTGTTGATGTCGGTCGCACCTCCTTTAGATTCTGGTTGGTTGTGGCCCACGTGAAACTGGAAAGGCGTCATGACGTTTTCACACCACGTCACGAGGCACTTGTGTTTAAAGAGCCTGTCCCCGCAATAAAGAATCCAAACCTGCTCTCTCAACGCACATGGAATTTTAGCCTTCATAATTTATTATTAAATACAAACTTTAAGCCTTCGAAAAACACATAAGGATCCTTCCCAAAAACGACTTGGGTACCGGTGGCGGTGGCTCCTCAAGATCGAGGACGGTGAGCTTCTCATGAAACTCCTGATTCTCCCCCTGGCCAGGGACCTCACATTTTCCATTCTTAATTGCATCCACCTCGAGGCGTGACAGGGTCACGGACCCGACCCGGAAGTCCTCGAAAGCTTCACACGTCACGGGGACTATAGGCTTGATGAGGTCATAGACTTGCTTCGCCAGGTCACGAATCTCCTTTTGGGCATGGTCATCAATACGAAGCTGCAGAAAGTGAAGCAGGTTGTGAAGGTTAATTTTCCAGTAAAATTCGGTAAAGGTACATTGAGGTAGGTGCGCCCGGGCCAGTTCACGGGAGACGCCCTTGGCTATCAGTTCGTCATAGACGTGGAATGCCAGATCGCACGAAGCCTTTTGCTTGGCCAGAAGGTTCGAACCGCCATCACCGAACGGCTCCTCTCCACCCTGTCCGCGGCTCATGGCCTGCTTGCGGAGCTCCTCAGGCAAGAAGAAGCCCGTGTCGACGATAGAGTAACGGGCGCTCATCTCATTCACACTGGCCGTACGGTGACGGAGCCACTGACGCGCCACGTAGATGGGCGCCTTGATATGAAACTTGAATTCGACCATCTCAAACGGCGTCGTGTGCTTGTGACGCATGAGATAGCGGATGAGGGCCCGGTCATTGCTGACGGACTTGGTGCCCGCTCCGTAAGAAACACGGGCAGCCTGTACGATTGCGGCGTCGGATCCCATGAAGTCTACGAGGCGGACCGCCATTTTAACTTTTCAAAGACGCAAGTCTTTATAACTTTGACCAATAACGCGCCTGGGGTATAGAGTACCCATTCTTCAATAGACGTTTGAATTTTCTTTCAATATTATTGGCTCTTCTGGATGCCGGACTAAGGCTTTTCTTTTTCGGGGTTTTCTTAGTATCAAATAACGACCGAAGTGTTTTGAACATTTATATTAGTGTATTTTTTCAATCGGAGCAAGACGATTGAAAAAATCGCTCCCGGTGAGAATCGAACTCACAATCTACAGGTTAACAGCAACGTCGAATTCTGACGCCTTAACCAATTAGGCCACAGGAGCCTGATGAACCTTTTAACGACGTGCTCGGGTCGAACTGCTTCCAATGAGTTTTGATCTCATTACCTCTCCCTTACTAAAGGAGTGCTCTACCAATTGAGCTATGGAAGCAGGTTCCAGTGTGAATCGAACACACATTATCAGAGTCAGAATCTGATGTACTGACCATTATACTATGAAACCCTGAATCTGACCTGGCGGAATCGAACCACCGACCTAAGGATAATTGACTATCCAAGACAGGCTTGTTTGCCTACAGTCCTTCGCTCTACCAATTGAGCTAAGGTCAGAATTGACCCTGACGTGTGTCGATCACGTTGCCTTCAGATCTTCAGTCTGACGCTCTTCCAGATGAGCTACAAGGTCGGGTATGTTATTACACACTAAACAAATTTCACTAATTTAACGCACCCGGCTAGTTCATACTAAAAATCTTCTTCACCCCCTCCATCCTGACGCGGCACCCTGGGCACTGGACCTTGTTGGTCGTCCTCACAAAACACGCGTCGCAAATCACGTGACCACAGGGTTCAATGAACAAGTCAACAAGTCGATCCAAGCACACAAAGCAAGTGAACTTTCCGTACCTTTCAACTCCCGTGTCCATCAGCACCTTCTTCATCGCCTCCAGCCTACCTTGTAGCTCCCCGCATTGTTGAGTCAGGGTAGAGATCCCTTCTTCGGACTCGTAATTGTTTAATATATCTTCGAGCTTTTCCTTTAAGTCCGGAGAGTTGACGTTCTCAATCATCATTTGAAGAACATTCATCTCTTCTTGCTTTTCGTTCAGGGCCGCGAGGTTTACAGTCAGCTGAGCCCGCGTCTTGACGAATTCAGATTTGAATTTACCCAGCTCTTTGTCAAAGTCTTCCCATGCGGTTCCGAGTTCACATGGGACGGTCTGGACGGGCGCTGGTGAATGGGGCGTCAAGACCGTCTCTAAGAGGCTCCGAGCTTCCAGGTAGGCAAAGTTCATGATTTACTAAATAAAAATGTCCTTAAGTATTAAATGTTGGCACCCGGCCTGATATTCGCCGTGGCAGTCGCGCTCATCCTCTTCGGTCTACAGTCCTTCCTGTCGGCCTACAGACGCAAGTTCGCCAACGAGATGATCAAGGCTGCCACTATGATTGTCATGGGTCTTTTCCTGATGTATTTCTGGAGCACCATCACCGCGCCTTCGGTCGGGTACAACACCAAACCGCCCGGTTATTAGGCGCCTCACCCAAATCTGAAATGAATTTAAAAACGGAACCCACGAGCCCAGACTCCACGAGAGCCTTGGCCTCAGGGCATTCTTCACCGATCCACGTCAGGACAATTTTGGAATCCTCCTCGGACAGGCCACTGAGTTTGATTTCATCCACCATGTGAATAACTGTAGTGAAAGTCTGAGACTTGATGGCGTTAAACACGCGCTTCAATGTGACAGCCCTGGTCGCGTCAAGAATCTCCTCTATACTCGCACCTGGCATCAGGACGGTCACAGCCTTGACGAGCGCCGCATCGACGATCTCAATCCGCCCAACCAGTTCGTCCATTTATTTTATAATGTTTTATAATAATAAATGGCCGTTGACGCTTATACCATTTTCCTCGGCCTTTTCGTGCTCCTGTTCCTCGGTCTGGGAATTTCCAACTTTGTCGAGACGAAGAACGAGCAGGACCAGACGACGGGCCGTGCATTCTTCGCCATCCTGTTCATCGTGCTGGGCCTTGGACTAATTCCACTTAAAATAAGCAACCCCTAAAGTACCAAGAAGATGAAGCACCTCGTCGGACACATTGAAGGCGTGTGGATCTCTCGGGTCATTCACCTCGAGAAAATTATGTATCGAATCGCTGAAAGGTGCGGGTTCACAGTCGTGGGCCGATCCTTTCACCAATTTGAACCCCATGGAGCCACGGGAGTTCTCGTGCTTTCCGAGAGCCACTTTAGCGCTCACACGTACCCTGAATTAAATAAGATTTACATTGACGTATTCTGTTGCTCCCCTAATTTCGACACTGAATTGACCTCTCTCGTCATTGAGGAAGAGTTTGCGGCTCTGAAGGGGTCGTGGAAGGTTGTGGGGCGTTAACAGTTCCGGATTTTTCCAGAAGTTTTTAGGGAGTCAATGTCCATTTTAGCACTAAAATACTGCCAAATTGATGAGACTAAAGAGCATATGCAGCAAACAGCCATGATTTTCGGTAGGGCACTGGTTGAAGTTGTTGCCATGTACGCGAACAAACTGCAACATATACATGTGAGTATAATACCACCGATGGACATCCCCATTTTGGCACTGTCACCAAAAGCCTGGAACGTATCTCCAGGGCTTCCTGTGTAACACGTTCCGTTTATGTTAACCGTCGCCGACGAAGCTGGTGACGCCGCCGGTGTATTCATTAATTATTGTTGAGATTTTTTTAGTCTGAAGGGGTCAAGTGACAGTTAGAGTGTTGTCTCTTTTTACATATATGGCGCATGAAATGTCAGACTATATAGACTCTGTCAAAGAGTCCCTGACGGACCAGCAGTACAAGGAGGGAATGGAACTCTGTAAAACGGTTTTTGAAACGAAAAAGCGAGAGAAGAAGCTTTATAAAATGACATACCTGGCACCGTATACGTTCAGTGCACACTGTGACGATGGATGTCCTATTATGAGGATTGGATTTGAAAAGAAAACAGGACTCGTCCAACTGAATGAATACGATGTAAAGTTTATTCAAACAGAACATAGATTTTCTCCTGACGAGGGAAATTTGGAAAGTTTTATAAACACCGATCCTCTTCACTGTTTTCCTCTAGAAAGTGATAGCCTCGATGGAATTATGGAGTGGTGGGAATTTCCTGTTCTTTCGCTCGAGGAGTGCGGTTAATCTTTTTGTGCTCTTCACACATGGGAACCTCTGGAAACTCCGCGTCACACATGGCAATCTTCTTGGCGCGTTCGATGAACGTATTTGGGTCGTATGTGCCCTTCATATAGTTACAATCCTTACAACACGGGCGACAGTTTTCAGTCGTGTAGCATACATTCGAGTCTAAGCGGTCGATGCCGTTCACGCGAACCTCAAGGTCGATGTGCTTACAGTACACACACGGACTTGTGAGCATCACTTTGGCATCCTCGTCAGTAAGGCGCCATTCGATTCCTCGAGTTCCGGCCGCTCGTTTGATGGAATCTAACCGAGGGTTCACATGGGTTCTGTACCACCTGGCACAGTGCTCAGCATTTTCGACGCGCCATTGCTGATTTCTCTGATTATTGTAATTTCTGAACTCATCCGGTCGCTCTTCGAGTTGTTTTGCTCTCCATTTTTCAGAGTATCCTTTTTCTCTTTGAAGTTCGTTGTGTTTTTCACGCCGTTCAGGTTTCTTGTCGTGTTTACGTTGTTTCTCGCGGCACTTGAGGCAGGTCGCCACCTCTTTTCCATTTTTATCCAAAAATTGATCCAACGGTTGTGGTGCTCGAGCGCATGAACACTTTTTGAGTTTAGGGGTCTCCATCTTACTATTATAGTAAGACATTCTTTAAGTTTCAACCTCAGGAACCTTGAACGTTCCTGGGGCCGAAGCCCGTATTTTTGGGTTTTTGATATTTTACAAGTCCTACCACATGAAAATATATATGGTAAGATCAGTTGGAGAAAGCTAATCCACCCATCCCGCTCTGAATTCTGAGGATGTTGTAGTTCACCGCGAACATCTTCTGCAGAGGCGCCGCCAGGGTCTTCATGTTCAGGGACACCTGAGCGTTGTCAATGCGCGAGAAGTTGCAGGTGCCGGTTGGCTGGTGCTCCTCTGGCTGCAGGGCGAACGAGTACACGTAGATGCCTGGGTAGGGCGTGCCCGAGTGGTACACGTATGGCTGGTACTGGTTGAAGTACTTGCCCAGCTGCTCCTTGAAGCGGTCCTGGCCGTTCAGCACCAGCTTGAAGTCCTTCATTGGGCCAACCTCCTTACCGGACACGCCGATCACAGCGGAGCCCTCCTCAATCCAGAAGATGTTGGAGCCCAGGGTGCCCGAGCCGTACAGACGGGGGGCGCCCACGGTGTGTGGCAGAGGGCTGCCAATCGCAAGGGGGGCAACGTTGGCGGTCACGTTCACGTTCGCGCACGCCGTGGAGAAGTTCCACATGCTGTTGGTGGCAGTGGAGGTGGTGTTCTGGTAGCACCACACCAGCTCCTTCACTGGGTGGTTGAAGGACAGGCGCACCGTCTGGGCGACGGAGGTGATGGAGTCACCGCCGGTGTGCTGCACCTGCTCGATCAGGTACTCGTGGCCCTTCTGGGCGAAGCGGCGACGCTCCTCGGTGTCCAGGTACACGTAGTTGGCCCACACCTCGAACACCTGGGAAGAGGCGCCGAAGTAGTTGGTGAAGGTGGACGTCAGGTCGAAGTCCAGGCGGACCTCGTGGTACTGCAGGGCAATCAGGGGCAGGTACAGGCCGGGGTTGCGGTTGAAGAAGAACAGCAGGGGCAGGTACACGTAGTTCTTGTTGG